TTTGTTGTTGCCATAATTTTTCCTTATTTAGTAGTGTAGGGAGGTATCGAGCCTCCCCACACTTATTCCTTATATTGTGCTATTACCTCACAAATTTCAGATTATGATTCACTTACCCAAATCCCGCAGCCGTCTACAATCCACCATCCATCACTACCGTCGCCAACAATAGTTACTCTATCGCCAACATTAGCTGTGGCTTTAGTGTTTATCCAATCTTTATCATCAGCTCCACCAGAGATAGCTACTAAACCATCTGCAGTTGTAGCATTAGAATTAGCTCCTACTGATGAATTAAGATTGCCTTGTATTTTATCAGAGGCGTTAGGACTAATAGTGATTATATTATTACCAGCAGCTCCACTATTTACAAATGTATATTTTACACCTGCTTTAGTTGGAGGGAGTGTAATTACTAATGCATCAGTTCCTACAAGAAAAACCTTTCCACTATCATTATAGCTTAGTGTTTGAGTTTCTGTGATAGTTTCAACATAGGTTCCCCCAAAACTAGCACTTGCTCCTAATTTAGCCATTAATTAACTCCTTAACCACTAAATGGAGTTGCGCCAGTAGCATCAGTACCAAATACATTACCCCATACTATCCAACCGACTTTCCACATAGCTCTAATATTAACCTCAGAACCTAATAGACCACCAGTTGTAGTTGCATTCATAGTAATAATGTTATTTGAAGTACCATTAGCTGCAAAACCATCGTCAGCGTCAACAGAATGAACTGCAAGAGTTCCTTGATAATAGTCTCCAGCTTGGTCTGTTGATGTTATGGTAATACTACCTCCTGCATCATTTGCCATGATAAACTTGTATTCAAGACCATCTAAGGCTGCTGTAATAGAAGGAAGAACTATTGCACAAGCATCAGAATCAGCTATGTGAATAATACCACCTTCTGTCCCATCTAAGGTAACTCCAGCTGTTATTTTTGTATAACCACGACTAAGTGCTACGCTACTTAGAGCATCGCCATCTTTATTTTGTCCATACATTGGAATACTCATAACTTAACCTCCTTTATGACCAGTAAGCGTGAGCTTCAGGCATTTGCCATTCCATTCCCGCTTCTGTTTGGATTAAGTCAACCCTTCGGTCAACGCCACTATTTTCTAAGGTCTGTACTCCAACATAAACTGCAGTATCACGATTTAATCCATTACCAACCAATGGTCGATATTTGCAATATTTCATGTTAACAGCTAGTATTTTAATTGGATGACTATCTAAGTGAATATTACGAGAAACATTCATGTCTCCATAAGGAGTTGAAATTGTAGTAACATCTACACCTAGAACCTTCTTTTTACCTGTAATTGTCATATCAGCTCTATAATTAGGTGATATTTCAAGGTTATTTGCAAAGTAACCACTTAGCTTATGCAACCAATTATATGTAGCGGTATCTACAAAGAACAATGTTGCATTTGCGTTATTGTATCGTGGGTCTAAGAAACTACTCATATCATCCAAGAAATCATCTTGAGTTTTAGTAGCATGTGTTAATGAAAACACATTACCATAACTTGAAATGAAATCAACTGCTCCTTGAGTATACCATTCGTCACCTGAATCATATTGAGAACCAAACAATAATGATTGCTCAATATCGTATTTATGTTCAATCAACTTTTCTTTCCAAACACGAGCAAACTCATTTGGTTCATACTTTAGCACGGTAGCACGAGTTGTGTTATCCATCGCCATAGCAGTTTTCCAAATCTGAGTTCTTCCGAATCCAGTTGAGAAAGGTTGGTCTTTCCATGTTTCAGGGTATCCACTACCTTGAGCATGCGCAGTACCTATTACATAACATCTTTTAGCCTCAAGAGTCGATGATATACTTTCACCAGCGATTGATACATTATTTAATGACAATGAAGCAGTTGAGTAAGAACAAAAATCAAGATTAGAACCAACTCCTGCAGGCTCCTTAACAACTCTTACTTTGATATTTAAATATCCTTCAGTTCCAACCGTACTTCCTATTTGCACTACCTTTACAAGACAATAGTCTGTTTGTGTTTCTGGGGCTCCATCAGCTCCAAGATTTAACTTAACTATTTGGTCAGGTAAGAAAAATTTAGGCATAGTATAGTTGTCTCCAACTTTTACTTCATCGTTAGTTGTCTGTCCAAACTTATTACCTCTATTACCTCTATAATCATAATCAGTACCCATAAGTAACCATAATTCATCTGTTGCATTTAATAGTCCTGCAGATGCAGTTGCTTCAGTATCAACAGCACTATGTTCACCAGAAGATGCTGCGTGATGAGCTACGATATATGCGTATCTTTTATGAAAAGATGGTCGTCTTTCTGTGAATTTAAACTCTGGGTCGTCTGTTGGATGTTTTGCTACTTTAGAAACAAATCTAAAAAATGGGTCTTGAGCAATATTCAATTCGGAAACTCTGTCTCCAAAATTATATTTTCTACGAAGAACACCAGTATCTAGAGAAGTCCCAAGTCGAGAACCAGCAGCTCCGGCTCCAACATCAACAGTCGACTCGAGTGCGAATAAATCAGTTGCCATGATTTAATCTCCTTTTTATTTTAGTTAATTGGCATCTAGCCAAATAAATTGTCTAATTGTTTGTCAGACCCTAAAATTGAATTGAAAATTGCATCATCTGGTGAAGTTTCAACTTGTTGTCCACCTGTCGTTGCAAGTGAACCAGGTTGTTGCTGGACTTCTTTCATTTTATCCTGCATTTCTTTACGAGTCGAATCAGCTATTTGATTATCCCTGTTTTGCCTATTTTTTAAATAGTAAATATCATCAAGTTCAAGTGATTTACCTTTAGCATAGTCTACAAAATCTGACCACTCATCTTCAGATAAATTATGTTTCTGTCGAAAAGCAGTTTCTTTTGCTAATTTGCTATTTTCAGCTTTTTGACCTTGCAAAGCAGTACCAAGTCTACGTTGAACTATTCCATCAATCGTAGCCCCCATAAGTTTTGCAGAGTCTGAGTTAGGGTTTTGAAAAGCTTCATCTGGCTCAAATTGAAAATCTTCAGGTAGATTTAATTTTTCAGCCATATTTTGGGGAGTCTGACCTCCACCCTCAAAGTAATTTCTAACATGAGAAACTAAATTAGGGTCTTCTCGCATGGCATCAAGTATAGGCATATAAGGCTCTAATTCTCTTAACTGAGTATTTAGCTTTCTAGCCTCTCTACTTGAATCTCCATACCTTTTTTTCAATGTATCAATATCTTCTGATACATCTTGCTGAACTTCACTTGGGCTCGAGGGCGTATTATCGCCAATATTTTCCGAGGTTGATTGTGTTGGTTCGTCTAATATTCCCCCATTAACGCTTTGGTCTAAGGCTTCAAAAAAGCCTGCGTCATCGTTAATTTGGAAATTGTCTTGACTTTCAGGGGCCTCAACGGCGTTGCTTACTTGTTCTTGACTCATTTATTTAAATGCTCCTTTTTGGATTTAATGATTAATTTAAAACAGTTTAATATTAACAGTCAATATTATTCTGTAGTTTTACTTAAATTTTTAGAAGATTCAAAATCGCTTTTCATTTCAGTTTTTAATCTTTCAAATTCAGATTTTAACATTCCTCTTAATAGTTTTTGCTGTGACTCTGTTTCTAATACATCTTTTCTGATTTCATTAGAAGCGTCTCCAACTTTCATTTTGATACCAGCTTGAACTAGTTGTCTTTGTAGTGTCTCAATAGTTCCATCTTTATCTTTCATAGCATCTTGCATAGATGATAATTGAGATTGTAACTGAGAATACATTGACTTTCTTTCAATTAATTGTTTTTTATTTCTAATATCTGTCTCTCCTATCATTTGGACATCATCAATTAATCCAGCTTGAAACCATTTAAAATATTCTTCTATTAAAGCCCATCTATTAACAGGCATTGTTGCTCCAGCTATTATTCTTATATCAAACCTTGCAGTTGAATAATCTCTATATTTTTGCACTGCGTTTCCATAATCATTATATATTGGTATATTAACTCTTACTTCTCTTTCTTGCTCTTGTGGAGATTGACCAGCTTCAGGTTGTACTATCCTAAATACTTTTTCTATGGTATAGTGAGATTGAGCTCTCATTTGAAAACATCTTCCTAAATGCTCTAAACATGGTTCAACTATACTTCCCATCCAAGCCTTTAATCTTCTAGTTCCAAATTCATCATTAGCTAGTAATCCTCTATATGTTTCTGCTTGGTCTTGAGCAAATCCCATCATTGCAGATGGAACCCCACTAATATACTCAGCATCTGCTTTCCCAGATTGAGTTATTGTATAAAATGCATTATTTATGGGAGCTGGTAAAACGGGCGTAGGAGGGGAAAATCCCTGCCTATACTTCAACAAGGCGCCAGGTGATGAAGAGTATTGCTCCCATTCTTCTTCTGGTACAGAACCTTCTTCATACATCCACCTTAAATTTGAGGCTAGATTTGCATTATGAAGCATAATTTGATGAGCTTTATTTATTTCTTGTTGTTTACCTACAAGAGGGGTAACTGCGCTCATCGGATAAGGTGTACCAGTATAAGTATATGGAATTGGAATTATTGGATATTCAGTTATTGGTAATATATATTCATATAAAAATACATCATCTCCAACTGTACAAGTTAATATAATTCTATTTTCATAAAATTTTACTGCATCTACAATGTTTTTATTAGCTTCCTCACTACTTGAAAGTATTTTATAGTCTTCCTCAGACATTACCTTTTGACTAATAATAGTAGCTGAGTCTTGAGCCTCAGACATTAATTGCATCCTTTTTTCTTCAATAGCTTGCATAGCCATTTTTTGAGCCTTCTGAACTTCCAAAAGAGCTCTCTCTTTTATAATCTCTCCAGACTCAGAAGCATTTTCTATCTGTATTGTTTTTTCCATTAAAGATACTTCTACTTCTTGCTTAAACTCTTCTAACTTTGCTTCAACTTGCTTTCTTAATGATTCCATTTTAGCTGGAGTAGGGATTATTCTAATATAGACATTATAATATGCAAATTTTTTCTTATGATAAGTTTCATAGTATGGGAGAATGTCATCATCTTCTGCTTCAAGATTGACTCCCATTGTAACATCTTCAGGTTGAATATTTACTGATAAATCAGTATCCCTAGTTGTATAAGAAACAATTTCAGAATTTCTAGCAGCTTTTTTAATTTTTAATTCATGTTCAGGCATCATATTTATAAGCCTGCTTCTTGAAATATTTTTTCTTATTGTTATATAATTAGCATCTCTAAAAAGAAAATCTCTACTTGCAGGGTCAACATAAACATCGTAAGGGTCAATTCTACTAAACCTTACCTCTCCTAATCCTCTATCAGCATCTTTATCTACATCGACTAGAAAGAATCCAACTCCCTTAGTTAAACTATCTAATATAACCTGACTATATATTGACTTCCCATTTGATAAGTACCAACAATAATCTGCGATATCTGAATGTACTTGAGCGACATCTACGTCATCACCAGTTGCTCCTACAGCTTTCCATCTAGGATTATTAGCAGTAACAAAGTATTTCATAATCTCTATAATAGGAGTTACTCTATTAACCACAAATGTAGGCATACCTGATTCTTCTAATGCATCCTTTTCTTCTTTTGATAATTGCTCATTAAGATAAAAGTCATGCCCTTTTTGACTAAGGAATTGCCATCTTTGCCTATGAGCGTTATTAGACTTTTCCCATAGCTGCTTATTAATCTGAGCTCTTTTTTTATTTGTTAATCTCGCCATCAGTCTACCAACTCAAAGTGGGGAAAGTCATCAAAATTATTATCATCTACAAACCAGTTAATGTTCCAGTCTCCTCCCCAACGGAGATTAACACCAAGTTGCTTTGCAATTCCAAGAACGAATCCTGCGAATAAATGAAATCTTTCCCTATCTTCCCAATCAATTGGATAAGGAACAACATCAACAGCACGAGAAGGACTAGCATTATGCCTACCATTAGGAAATTTAAGCTTTGTCTTGCCTTCATCATAAAGTTTATTCTGTCTTTGTTCTCCTCTATGACCCTCAAGAACGGAGCAATCAACTGTTTTAATAACTTCATTGAGTACTAATTGTAGTCTTTTGTCGCAAGTACTTAGCTTTTCTAATGACTTCTTGCCAAACTTTGGCATTTATGCTTTCCTTTTTTTAGTACCTTCACCATAGTCATAAGATACTATCTTAGATTTAGGTTTAGATTTCTTTTTATCACTGGCTCTTGCACAACTGTAACTTTTACCATTCCAAGAAAAGGTGTCTCCAGCTCCCTTGCCTGCGCAATTTGATTTAAAAGCTGACCTGAATGAACCTGCCTTTTTAGATTCTTTTTTATAAACTTTATAATCTCCGCCTTTAGTTTTTACTGTTTTAACAGCTTTTTCTGAAACTTTAGATTTAGAAGTTTTAGCTTTAGAAACTTTTGATGATAACTTTTTAGCAACAGCTTTTTTAGTTATACCTTTAGTGTCAATCTCCTTAGGCCTTCTTAATTTAAGTTTCGACTTTGATGTTTTTAGTTTAGAATCTTTGCCCATCTTTTTTTCTAAACTCTTTAGAGCCTTTTTGTCTAAAACAGACTTTAGTTTAGTTAATAAGCTAGGGCCTGTCATCCATTTAGCAAAATCCATTCCCATTTTTTTACGTTTAAGGTCTGAATCTATTTTTTTAACGACTTTTTTACCTTTCTCAGTCCTTTGTTTTTCAAGTTTACTTAAAAGTTTAGCTCTTTTACCTCTTCTTTTAGAAAATCCTTTCTTTTTTTTATCCTTATCATATTTTATTACCATTTTTGTCTCCCATATTTTGGCAGATATATTTTTTATTTACGCAATCAACCAATTTTTAGCTTTTTTTATAGGCTTATACCATGATTTCTTTTCTTTATTTTTCTTCATACTTGGAGGGAATCCATGTACTTGAGCATAATAAAGACTCTCTATTGTATCATCGTGAGCCATTTTAGGCCCAAAAGTAAGGATTTCATTGATTAAATCAAACATATTTTTTCTTAAATGTACTGTACCTGTACTAAATCTTCCCGAAAGGCCACTATAAATGCGATTACGCTTCTGAGTTCCACCTGGTTTCTCTGGGATTACTGCAATATCAAACTTATTTAGTCTTCTTCTTTCATCATTTAAGGATTGAAATATACTTCTATTCATAGCAACATCTTCAACTGTTGATGATATACAATGATACTTCTGATGTAATTCTAATATGATGTCTACTACACCTTTTTTACCTATAACTTCACCATTAGATAAATCTTTAGTGCCTATAGTTGGGATACTTCTATGTCTTTCATATTCAATAACATATAATTCATTGTTAACATCAATTGCTATAACTGTTATTACACTAAAATCAGAATGTTTTGTATTTATATCTGTAGCAGGGTCGCATCCTATAAATGTATTAACTGGAATTTGCTCTCCATTTTTATATATATAATTAACTCCATCTTCATTTTTATAGTATCCATCCCAATATTTTATATGTCTTCTTGTCCATACCGCATCTTCCTCACTTGTAACCTCCATCATATATTCTTGATAGAATTTTTGAGGTTGAGCTGAATCTGAATAAAATTTCTTTTTTTCTGCTAATTTCTTTTTACTGAAAAAAGACTGCCATAAAGCATTTCCATCTTCAGTTATAGCTTTATAAGTAATTACTTTCCAAGCAAATTCTTTGCCATCTTTTTTAGCTTTAGCATGATTGGTGAGAAGGTTATTAATAAATGAATCATAATGTACGGGAGTGCCATTAACACGCAACCTACCAGTATGAGGCTCAATAGCGGGATAAACGACAGCAGTAACAAGATTCGCATTTTTTTCACGAGCCTCTGGAGTAATGGTATTAGCTTCGTGTTCAAAGTCGTCAAGTACGATGAGGTCATATCTCTTATGTAATTTAGCTCCTCCCCTAATTCCCGCAACATTACTTTTACTAATGAGTTTACATCCATTGGATAACTCTATGTCTTCCTCTGTCCATTTTTTTCCTTTTAAGTTTCCAAAAAAATACCTAATTCTATCATTAAACTCCAAATGATGTTTTATATAGTCCATATTTCCTACGGATAACTTCTGTGTAGCAGATACCCATGCATAAAATAAAAAGTCTTTTTTATCTTTTGAACAAAAAACAAAGTCTTTTATAATGGATGCTTTTGTAAGAACTGTCTTTCCATGACCTCTAGGAATGATAATAGCAGTTTGTTTTACATTAGGGTCATCTATAGCGTCAGCTACTTCATAATGAAAGAAAGGAGTTTCACTTCTAAGGAAATCATCTGGCAAAAATAGTTTACCAAATGCAATTAAATCTTTATGAGCTAATCTTAGAGCTTCTTCAGATTCGGAAACATTGTTCTTGTTGATATTTGCCATATAGGAATAAATGTAATAGTTGTATTACTTTTTTTCGTCTTGTACGGTAGTTTTATCTTTATATTCTTTTTCAATGAATTTTTTAAAATCCTCGTCATCTTTTTTGTATTCTATATATTTAGACATTACTAACTCTACATTATATAATCTTTGAGAAAGATTACGTATTGAACTTACTAAATAATTTTTTGGTATTTTACGCTTGGCCATCTTCTATTTTTAAGGGAACCTCCAGTTTTTTAATTATTTCTAATATTTTAGTCAAGTAATTAACCTCTCTTGTATTTAAATTATACAAATGAAAAGGTATTTCTTTTGCTAATTCTTTTAATTTTAAAATTGATTCGTCTAATTCCATTAATAATTCTCCCAACAAGTAATTCTTTCTTCACTAAACTCCATAGTAACCCATCCTGTTCTAGCTAAAGGATAAAAAGAGTATCTAGCGTAATCTGCGTATTGTAAAAAACTCCCTCCTCTAACATACCACTTTCTTCTTACTATTTCTTCCTTTCCTCTAATAATTAATGAATCCATAGGTTTTACATATAGTTGATGATTGTGACCTAAAAAGTAAACATCTCCATCTGTATATACAGCGGCCATATTATTTAATTCAGTATCTCCATTCTTAGCCCCAGATTTTCCATGACCAGAAACTAAATTCCAATCAGTACCATTAATTACAATTTTAGAATAACCAGGCATTTTATAATATGGAACTTTTAAAGCCTCAGATAAAACTTTACATACATCAAATTCTAATATAGTAAAACTTCGTATATAATCGTGGTTACCTCCTCTAATAAATAAACACTTATCTTTAATTGGCTCTACTAATCTAATAAACTCTAAATATTGTTCGTCTGGTGGAATCTCTTGACCCGTTTGACTAATTTTATAATTAGGAGGTATTAATTCAAGTAAATCTCCATTTCCAAACCATCTAGCGTTATCATCTTCTTCGATTGCTTTTACTGCTCTACTAAATTTTTCATAATCAAATTCATTAGCTCCTACATGAACATCTGTTAATCCATGCACTCTTGTAGTTTCATTTGAATTATAAATAAATGCCTCACCAGATGGTATAAATGGACTAGTCTTTATTGATGAATCCATAGGCATACTATATCTCTTTCCACAATCCTTGCATTTAAATCTTTGTAAAAATCCTTTCTTCTTACTATCTACAGTTCCATCCATATTCACAGATTGTGAAGCACAAGTTGGACATACCATTTTATTCTCCGTTTGATATTTGTTTTCTAGTGGCTCCTTCTAGCTCATCACCTGAAAAACCTTGAAACATTCCCACTAGACCTACCTCTCTTTGTTTAACAGTTGACCCAGAAGTACCTACAATTTTACCAAGTTCTTTAGTAGATTGCAAAATAATATTATCATCTTCGCTATAATCAGCCAAATGCTTTAATTTTGATAATACATATTCATGGTCTACTCCCAATCCTTTGGCTACATCTAATACTGACTTTTCTATTTCTTTCATTACCCTATCCTGTTTTAATAATATTGTTGCCTTCTTTCTTGCTTTATTATCAGACAATTCTTTGTATGCTGTTTTATAAGCATCTATAGCACCCATTCCAACTACTATATTAGTAGCAAATTCTTTTTCTTTATTGGTAACTTTTTTTCTCTTCTTTACTCTATTATTTACATTCTTAATTGTTTTACTGAATGTATAACGATTTGGATGAGAACTGAAATCAGTATCCATCTTCGTGGAGGACCGATTCAAGAATGAGCCAACAACAGTCCTCACCCATCCCTTTGCAAATTTATAATTTTTTCTATCATTAGGATGATTAACGTGCTTTGCGACTTTTAATAATTGGACAACTCCACCATCATCAGCTATAACCCAATCTCCTTCATCAGCATCTCTCCAGTCTGGTTTTACTATTGTATTAGGATGGTGTTCTTTAAACTCATCAATATCATCATAGACATAATGAGTGGTATTTTTAATTTTTTGTGATTGCAATTTCTTTTCTATGAATTTGAGAGAATAAATTTTCTATTAAATTATCTACTTCTTGAGGAATCATAAAGACTGCATCGTCTATTTGAATTGGTACATAATCATCAGACAATTGTTGTAAAACTAACTCTTGTTCATTTAATGGTAACTTGTCTATTTCTTCAATTAATTCGGCCATTTGTTTTACGTTGATTAAATGTATTAGCTATTTTATTAAATAATAAATAGGTTCCGCTCCTGATGGTATCATCTCAGCTTCACCTTTTTTAACAAGATGTTCCCATACTTTAGCAGCAGTTTTTGGATTTTGAGACCATCCCCTTGAATACACTCTTCCAGAAGTTTCTTCCATTAAACTTTTATATAAATCAGTACCAAAACCAAACCTTCTGTACTTTTCATCAACCTGAATACTTTCTACCCTAATACCCTTTGATGTTTTTTTACCCCTTATGTATCCAACTGATTTTCCATCTACATCTAAAGATTTAACAATATCACTACTATCATAAAAATCTTTTTGGTATAGTTTATTTTCTGTAGGAATTCTTTTAACTATTTTAGATGCTCTTTTAGCTGCTACAAACTGACCTATGAATGGCAACATTGCTCCTAAAGACAATGCTGCTTCTCCAAATTCACCTTCAAATGCATATAATACAGCATCTGCTGCATCAGCTATATTACCATATGCAGGTGTCATACCAGCTGCCATTAATGCTCTATGTATATTCTTTGTAGATATTTCTTTTTTCTGAGGAGGGATAATATTAACATCTGTTTTATCATTCACAGCAGTCATCATATCAAAGGCCATATTATCAACCTTCATATCCTCTTTTCTTTTATTCATAATTTTTCACTATTAAAATTTTACACTATTATATATAATCCCTCCCTACCACCCATTAATCTAATTATAAATTTATATTATATCAAAGGTGTATTTGACCAAGTTCTTTATGAAAAAAATTGTAGGATTTTGTTATGTGGGCTTTTATACATATATACCCGTCAAAGACGGGATTTCGTAAAACGAATTTTAGTTATTTTTCAATTTTATTGAATATAATAGTAATTAATTAAGAATAAAGGAGATAAAGATGGCATTAAACATACTGACTACACAAGAACATCCTAATTTAAGCTTAGATGAACTGAAAGCTCATAGGAATTTAGTGATGAGAACATTCGCAAATAAGCTTCATACCACTAAGGATAGGTCTGAATTAACTTGGGGTGGTCAATGGAGTGAGAATCTTAAAGCTCTAAGAAAGGCTTCTCTTGTTAGGCTGAAGGAATTAGATGACATAGCTTATGCTACATATGGTGTGCATATTATGAAGTTTAATAAGTCTGATGAGGACTTGCTTAGCGAGTTAGGCATGCTAGGTGAAGCTGTAGACTAGAGAGGGAAGATGAAAGGTGCTTATATAGACCTTTTATTGTCTCAAGTTGTGTTGCTGTGTCTAAATAAGTGGAGTGTTTGTAATACCATTTATATTCACAGCAATACTACTCTTTTATTATTAATTTTTATATAACTTGGTCAATAACATTTAACAGGAGAATAACAATGTTTAGAAAAACACATCACTTTAAAACATGGGTTGATGGTGAATATATTCATGGTAGTTTGAAAAGGAAATACTTTAATATTATTAGTGAGTTCATAATGTTTAAGATATTAAATATGGACTATTACTGGTCTTATAAAGGAAAGCCATTAGGTTTTACAAAAGTTTGGAGTTTAGATGCTTTATTAAAAGGAGATATATAATGTGTGAAAGTAAAACAATAGGTGACATTTATGTTACACATTCTAAGTTCTCACTCAAAGGTAGTACAGGTGAGAAAATATTTAATATTATTAAGAATTTAACCCCCAAACAGTTTATTGATAATGGGTGGAAAGTAAAAGGTATTGGTAGAATACGTTATCGTGAAATTGTTCATCAGATGTGTGTAGTTGATGAAGTTTATGATAGAAGACAGTCTGTTGTTATTTAATATGTAATAGCAGACTGATTTTTTTAATTTAAATAAAAGGAGATAATAATGTTTGAAAGAAATACATTACAATATATGGTATTTAAAACTATTCCCAGTACAGCTAAAATCTATGAAGGCATGAAGGCTAATAGTTCTGTTAAGGTAGAGCTTGTTGGATTTGTTGAGGCAGTTAACTCTATTCAAGCGTGTTATGAAGCCATCAAAATCTATGGTTTAGATGAAGATGATTTTCCTTTATTGAGAGCTTGTTTGATTGAGGTGTTTGATAAGTCTGAGGTGTTCTATGAGCCTGATGAAGTCACTGAAAAAGAACTAAATGGGAAGTTCAAATTCAAGGATGAACCAAGTTATACTTTCTATATTCATAGAGCATCAAACAAAAAGAATAGGGGTCCTTCACCCTTCAGTCTTCATCCAAAAAATATCATTAGTGAGCTTAATGATAATAGAGAGTAGTATAATATTAGGGCAGTCGTAACGCTCTGGCTCAATCAGAATGTTATTCATGTTTACTCGCATTCTCAGAGCATCGGTTGCCCTATATTTTAACAATTAAATAAAAGGAGTAATATAATGGAAGCACAGAAAATATCTATATTTAGAGAATTTGAAAGTCCTAAAAAAATGGACGAATACATAACAGCCTTATGTTACGGAAAAGTAGAGAAAGGTTCAATATATATATTGCTTGGTATGTTTGAACAGACTATGAGAAATGGATTTAAAAAACAAGAAAAGGAGAATTAATAATGAATCTATTTAAGAAGATGAAGAAGATTAAAACAAATGAGAACAAGACAAGTGTTAAATGTACTTGTTGTAATAAATATAAAGAACAGAAGTATATGAATAGTTTATATGAATGTATTGATTGCTTCGAGGTTAGATTTTTAGAGTCACGTACCGATGATGGTAGTTGGGTAGGGAGGTAATATGTTTGAGATTATCGTAACAATATCTATTTGTATAGCTTTATATGAAATGTCTAAATGGATTGTAAGTGTTCTTTATGATATTAAAAATAAATTTAAAAGAAAAGGAGAATAATATGGGATTTGATTTATATGCTGTTGGTTCAAAAGAAAGAACATACCCAACACACTTTAGAAATAATGTATGGTTGTGGCATCCTTTATGGGTATTTATTGCAACATATTGTGATAATATACTTTCTGAGAAAGATATAAAAAGTGGGTTTTATAATGACGGATATATCATTTCTAAAACTAAATCTAAAAGAATAGCTTCAAGATTAAGAAGATTGATTAAAGAAGGTTT